CGCAATGGCCAAGGCATATATTTCCAATGGTAAAGTTAACCGTATTAATATAGTTTCTGGAGGCACAGGGTATCTTAAAGCCCCAATAATTACAATTGATGGCGGATTATCAGAAGGTGGCAATCCTGCAACTGTAGTGGCAATAATTGAAAGTGAAGTGGTTAGATCTAATAAAATTACTATCAAGTTTGATAGAATAACTCGTGCGTATTATATTAGCGAAAAAACTGAAACTGAAACATTTACTGGTACTGGATCTCGTGTACAGTTTGCGTTAAAGTGGAGTCCTAGAATAGAAATTGGATCAGCATCTATTAAGTTATATCCAGTGGGCATTGATCCTGATGCACCGGGGGTAACCGGCATTGATATTTTACGCGGCGAATATGCATTAACCACTAAAAAATCTACAAGCAGAGGATACACTAGCTATTCGGGCTTGTTAAAATTAGACACAGCACCTAATGTGGGTGAAACTATTAGGATCACCTACGAAAAGAATTTTGAACATATGTCAGCAGCTGACAGAATTAATTTCTTCTATGAGCCATCAAGTGGTATGCTAGGAAAAGATCTTGCGCAGTTAATGCGCGGAATTGATTACGACGGAGTTCAATTACAAGGAATGGGATTTGGCGCAACTGGCGGATGGGATGCGCTTCCGTGGTTTAGCGATAGTTGGGATGGATTTGACTCTGCATTTGATGATAGAATCTTTACAGCAGGCGCCGGAGTTTACACATATGATTTACAATATGCTCCGGCAGTTGCTGAAATAGTTAACATATATGTTAACGGTAATCGCATTGACGATCCTGATTTTATAACATATCCAATGGCAGGTAAGCCGAATGTAGTAATGTTGCCAATTGAGGGCAACGGATCAACCGAAATATTTACTATACCCAACACATATTTGACTATTGCTGCCGGTGATAAAGTTGTATTCCGTAGAAGCACAAGTGACGGAAGTGTTCTTCCGCAACCAAATGAATACGACACGCAACTGCAAGGCGGTGCATTTAACGGATCGGTCTTAACAACTGCTACTGGATATGCCCCTGCAGATATTAATATTGATGGCGACGATTTTGTCACAGCAACAACAAGCCACGCTCCGGAGGAGATTGTGCCAGGGCATGTAACAGATGCGTTAGCAATTAAAGTGTTCCATAGACCAGCAAGTGGTGCTCCTAATATTTTGTTTAAGAACTATGTAGGCAACGGCATAAACACCACTTTTGTTGTGGGACAAAACTTTGCAACTGAAAGGGCAGTAATTGTTAAAGTTGGAAATATTGTAATTGAACAGACAGCTTATACTATTGACTGGCCGTCTAATTCTGTGATATTTGATCTTGCACCAATAGATAATTCAATAGTAAGTATAATAAGTGTCGGATTCAATAGTGATAATATTTTAGATTTAGATTATTTTATCGCCGACGGCACTACTACTGAATACGTTACCCGTGCTCCGTGGATTGATTCGGGACTAAGTTCTACAGTATTAGTTAATGGATTAGTAATTAGCTACGAACTATTTAGAACTGATTCTACATACAGTAGCCCTAATAGGACAGGAATTCGATTTGGCGCTCCGGTGACATTAAACGCACTTATTAACTATATGATAGATACTAGCACAACTATACAGACGGCTAGCGTAGTAAAGAGTCAGACTATTACAACAGACGGCTCTACTACAATTTATGATTTAGATAATTTAAGCCCTAACTTATTACCAGGCAGCGGGTTACAGCCATACGAAACAAATGTAATTGTGCGTAAAGGACAAGAAATATTACGTCCACCGACAGTAATATATTTCACAATGGCAGACAATGTATTGTCGTATGCAATTCCTTCACATAAATTTGCAACATACACAATTAACGCTACTGATATTAGAGTATATTCTGCTTCAAATAAGTTAGAACAGGGTATGGGATATGTTGTTGATTTGTTTGGAATTACAATTAACATTTCTCAAGCATCGTATGTTGCAGGAGATAAACTTGCAGTAGTAGTTGACTTATCTTCAGATTATACAATAACGGATGCAGGAACAATTGAGTTTACTGATATCTATCCTGTATCTACTGAGTTAGAAATAGTTACATTCTATAATCATATGCTATTAGATATAGATAGGACTACTGATATATTTGTTCCATCAGCTACATTAACTCCAGGCACAACTGATTATTATGAATTTACCAACAAGCTAGGCGGATATTTTACTCTACGCCGCCCTGCTGTATCAGATGATTTTGTATGGATTATTAAAAACGGCACGTTACTAACACATAGTGTTGATTATGTTGTAGAAAATGATCGAATAACTGTTAAATTAAAAGATTCACTAGAAGATACAGATGTAGTTCAAGTAATGTTGTTTACTGACAACGTTATACGGACGACATTTGGATTTATGCAGTTTAAAGACATGTTAAATCGAGTACACTACAAGCGTTTACGTGCAGACAAAGCATCAATACTAGCTGTTGAATTAATACAATCTGATATTGAAATTACTGTAGTAGACGGATCAATATTTTCTGTACCTAATCCTGTATTAAACTTGCCCGGTATTATTGAAATTAACGGTGAACGTATTGAATACTTTACTAAAGTTGGAAATGTTTTAGGTCAATTGAGACGAGGCACATTAGGAACAGGAACCCCTACAGTACATATTGTAGGAGAAGTAGTCCAGGACATCGGCCCAACTGAAACAATACCGTACACTGACCAAATTATTGTTGATACAGTAGTTAGTGATGGAGTTACTACAGAGGTGGGCAACTTAACATACATTCCAGAAAATACAAACGAAGTTGATGTGTTCGTGGGCGGATATAAGCTAAAGAAAGTTGCATATAGTCTGTTTGAAGAACTAAATGATCAGCCATACAGTTTAGAAGGGGACAGTACTTTCCCTGCAGAATTTAGTATAGGTGGAATAGATAATAGCGTCACGTTAACTACTGCTGCCGCCGACAATACTAAAGTGGTTATTGTTAAGAAAATAGGCAAAGAATGGGGCGATGCAGGTAAGAGTTTGGCAAATTCCGATAATAAGATCGCGAATTTCTTGAAGGAAAACACAACTGTTTGGCCACGATAAATAATAAACAATGAGAGATCAATATGCAAGGTAAAGACTTATCAGGAATTCATATAGAAGGTCATATTAAAATTTATGACCCTAAAACCCAAGAGGTTTTCATTAATAAACGTAATGCTATACACTACGAAAATATGAGCGTTGCGTTGGCAGAAAGTATTGCCAACTCTGGGCAAGGATTTATCTATGAAATTGCGTTTGGCAACGGTGGCACTACTGTGGATCCTACAGGTATTATCACGTATCTAACGCCAAATTCGACAGGAACAAGTGCTACATTATACAGCGAAACGTATAGTAAGGTTGTAGATGATCGTTCAGTAACTAATTTAGATCCAGTTAGAAATAAAATTGAAACTCGTCACGTAACAGGTACTAACTATACTGACGTATTTGTTACTTGCTTGTTAGACTACGGTGAGCCTCAAGGACAAGATGCATTTGACAACACTACTAACAATAATTCAGACTTTGTGTTTGACGAATTGGGGTTAAAGTCTTATAGTACTACTGGGAATAGCAAACTATTAACTCATGTAATTTTCCACCCTGTTCAGAAGAGTTTAAATCGATTAATCCAAGTTGACTACACTGTACGTATACAGAGTTTGACTGGACTAAGTGAGGTTGCATAATGTCATATAATATTGATCACTCTGATGCCCCAAACTACGGTAGTATTACGGTTGCCGATCAAACGATTAATCAAGAAACAAGTTTGACATTTGTGGGGAAGAATTATACTGGATATTCACAGTATATTGCAGAAAATTTCTTGCATTTATTAGAGAATTTTGCCAAGGCGTCTCCACCATCAAATCCACAAATAGGACAATTATGGTATGACACTGGATTGTTATCTAATCCAGCCCAGCCACAATTAAAAGTATGGGATAGCACTAACTGGATAGCCGCTGGTAACGTTAGAAAATCAATCAGCGCACCACTTGCTGCCACAGCAACCCTTGGAGACTTGTGGGTAGACACTGCTAATCAACAGCTATCTTTATGGTCAGGGTCTAGTTGGATTCTTGTTGGACCACAATTTAGTGAAGGAACACAGACTGGCCCTCGCATTGAAACTATTATTGATACAACAGCACCTATTGGTATTGGCCATACAGTAATTAGTCTAGTAGTAGCCGATGAGATTGTAGCGATTATTAGCAAAGATGCATTTACTCCAAAGACTACAATTTCTGGATTTGCAACAATTAAGCAAGGGATTACTATCTCTACTAAAGATTTTAACGGCAACGGCACTGTGCTTAATAAATTATGGGGAACTGCTGAGACTGCAAACAGCTTATTAGTGGGAAATAATTCAGTAGCAGCTATAAACTTCTTAAGAAGCGACGTTGCTAGTATTACTAATTACAGTCTTGGAATTAGAAATAATTCGGGCCTTACAATAGGGACAGATCTTTCAACCTCATTAACAACTACTCAAGTTGGTGAATCAGTTTTATATAATAAAACTGAAGGTTCGAGTGTCTTTATTAGAATTAGACAAAGCGGCTCTGATAAGGATGTTGTTACCGTGTCTGGAACAAATGTTGGTATTAATAAAACTAATCCTACAGAAGCGTTAGACGTAACTGGTATAATTAAAACAAGTGACAGTTTATTAATTGCAGGTACTACTAATGCAACTAACTTAACTACCGGCAGCTTAAAAACTGCTGGCGGCGCATCTATTACAAAAAACTTGCATGTGGGACAAAATCTTGTTATAACTGGTACTGCGGCAACTGGCGCACTAACAGTAACCGGCGCAATTGCTGCATCTGGCGCAATAACCGCACCTACAATGACCGCTACTACATTTAACGGAACGTTTGTTGGACAACTATCGGGTTCGGTAACAGGAACAGCATCTAGATTAACTAGCCCAACGGTGTTCAGTTTAACGGGAGATATGACCAGTAATTCTGTTAGCTTTACCGGACAACAAGTCGGCGGTATTGCTACGTTTACCACAGTTCTTAGCTCAGACTTTATTAATACTAAAACATCAGTTCTTGATTCTGTAATTTCTGATGAATTAATTATTCATAGGATTGGTACAGGATTAAGAAAAACTAATAAACAAACATTTTTATCAAATGTAGCAACAGTTCCCGCAGGTGCAATACTGCCCTTTGCCGGTATAACTGTGCCTAATGGATATTTGTTATGTGATGGTAGTGAGCAGTTAATTTCGTTGTATCCAGAATTATTTGCAGCAATCAGTTACACATATAAACCGTTAATTGATATATTAGGAGTATCAACATTTGGATTACCTGATTTAAGAGGAAGATTTCCCCTAGGTAAAGATAGTATGAATAACGAAACACTTGTTCCGTTATTACCAACTGGTGCCGCCACAGGTGCCACTATTAATCCAGCTGCAGATAGGGTAACTTCCGTTACTGCTGATACTGTTGGTATGTCTGAAGGTACAGAAGATACAACATTATCTGTGGGCAATCTTCCTCAACACAGGCACAACTTGCAAGGAAATTTAGGAGGGCAGTATTATGCATTTAGGAATACTTCGGGCGCACCTGATGATACAGATGCTTCGAGCGGATTAGGAGCCACTGCCACTGCCGCTGGACAGTACTTGACTAATAGCGGACCCATACAAACTACCGGCTCAATAGGAGTTCCATTTAGTACAATGAATCCGTACTTGACAATTAACTACATTATCTTTACTGGTAGGATTATATAATGACTTATAAGATTAACAAAACTGATGGGTCGCTAATTGCTGAAGTTATCGACAGTGCGATCGATCAAACAACTACCGATATTACACTCATTGGTAAAAATGTATCAGGGTATGGGGAGTTTATTAATGAAAATTTTGTAAAGGTCCTGGAAAACTTTGCCAACACTAGCCAACCTAATAATCCATTAGCTGGCCAGCTATGGTTTGACACTAGTGAAAACAGATTAAAAGTATATGACGGTTTTGGATTTAAAAATGGCAGCGGTCCTATAGTTTCTGGAACCGCCCCAATTACAGCTATACAGGGAGATTTTTGGATCGACAGTGCTGAAAATCAGTTGTATTTTTATACTGGTGCTTCTAGTAGACATCCTGCTAGTAAGATATGGAAAGATAGTCAAGGAATATCCGGGTTTGAAGTTGATACTATTTATGATACAAATAATGCTCCTCGAGTAATTCTTAAATTATGGGTTGCAACAACACTATTAGGTATTTTTAGTAAATATTCAACTCCTTTTACTCCTAGAGATGGCACCTCTGGACTTAGTGGATTTACCGGCACAATTTCTCCAGGTTTTAATCAAGGAACATTATCTGGGATGAAATTTCATGTTACTGCTACTACTGCCAACGCACTACTTGATGCATACGGTAACAGCAAAACAGTTGAGAATTTTATAACAACAAGTGGAACATCTACAATTGCAACTGATATTAACGGCTTCGGCACATTAGTAATTCAAAATGGTACTCCGTTGATTCTAGGACCAAGTGCTAATAGTGAAATCCGAGTAGATAACAATGCATTCCAAATAGTTAGTAATAATTCAGGGCAAGACTTTTTATTAAAAGTTAAAAATTCCAGTGGATTAGTTGATGCAGTCACAGTTAATAGTTTAAATGAACGTGTGGGTATTTTTAATAATGCCCCAACAGTGACCCTTGATGTTAATGGTGATGTCTTGATTAGCGGAAATTTGACAGTAAACGGTGCAACTACTACGATTTCAACTACTGAACTTACAGTTGAAGATAAAAATATTATTATTGCAAATGTAGGATCACCAACTAATATTACCGCAGCAGGCGCTGGCATTACTATTAGAGGCACGACCAATAAGACTATTGCATGGAATGACCACACTTCATATACTAGTTTTGATATCTCTGAAAATATTAACTTAGCAGCAGGTAAATCTTTATATATTAACGGCACAGAAATTTTAAACTCAACAGGTCTTAGCGCAGCAATTACAAGTGCTCCGGGTATTATAAGTTTTGGTCCGCAGATTGAAGTAACAGTTGACAATTTGTACTTAAATAATAATAGATTAAGTTCATTAGATACCGATGGCAATATAGAGCTTGCACCTGATGGCACTGGCAATGTTGTGTTAATCGGTAGCCCTAAAATTACGGGACTTGCTGATCCCACTAGTGATCAAGATGCAACTACAAAAATATGGACCGAAACATATACTAGAGCCCGCACTATTCCGTTAAGTTTAGATATTACTGGATTAAACAGTGCAGGAATTGCCGCAGTTTTAGATGATATTGCTCCTACATCATATTATGAAGAAGGTACTCGGGCTAGGATACATTGTACAGCTCAAGTAATTACATATCCTGCTGTAGTGTTAACTAATTCTACTAGCCCAGTTACTACTGGTGATTTTGTAAAACATTATATTGCAGTTGATAAAAACGGTGGGAACCAAAATCAGCCTGTATTAGAAGATTTTGATATAAATTCTTTAAATTTAGGCTCAGCAACCGTAACAGTAACTAGATCATTAAAGATCTTTGAAATACAGTCTAGCCTATGGACAGACATCACGGGTCCATAAAGCTAAATACTAACAGTTAAGGGGTAGATCGAATGGCGTATAGCATTGACAGATATAATGGGACAACACTAACCGTCGTTGAAGACGGCACCATCGACAATACGCTCGATATTAAACTTATCGGCAAAAATTACGCTGGATACGGTGAAGTCCAAAACGAAAATTTCTTACACTTGTTGGAACACTTTTCCAGCCCAACAGAGCCACCACGAAGAATTTCTGGTCAAATTTGGTACGATAGCAGCGTTAAGAAATTAAAATTTTATGATAGCACTAAGTGGCGCACAACAGGTGGCGCCGAGATTGGTCCAACTGCACCTACAGGATTAACTCAAGGTGATTTTTGGTGGGATACTGCTAACGATCAGTTATATTCATGGAGCGGAACAGAATTTATCCTAGTTGGACCTCAAGGAGTCTCAGGTAGCGGCACTACGCAGATGAAATCTCGTAGTGTTAGGGCTACCTCTGGAACAGGCGGAGCACTAGTACCAGTTATCCAAGCGGTAGTTGATGACACTACAATCTATATTATTTCTAAAGAATCGTTTGTAATTGATGATGCAGTACTGGGCAACAGTATTTCAGGGTTTGGAATTATTAAAGCTGGTATTACATTAAAAGATACTAACAATGCAGAAGGCATAACAACAACTGCAACTGAAGTGTTTCACGGAACTGCTACAAATGCGCTTGCACTGGGCGGAGTTACTGCTGACGATTTCCTTAGTATTCTTGACTTTGATTTTACCCCTGCTATTACCCCTGCGTTATTTAATAATGGCGGATTTACTGTAGGCGGCACAAGCGGAGCAGGTGTTGCTACTTTAACAGTTAATATTACTAGTAGTAATCCGTTAATTAAGTCTGCAACTTCACTGTTGTCCTTCCAGACAACATCAGGAAGTGTTAGAACCCCATTAACTTTATCTGATAATAATATTTTACCAGGTGCAGATAGCGTATCTAATATTGGATCTGCTAGTTTTAAATATGCAACAATTTATGCAACATCATTCAATGGTCCAGCAACTCAAGCTGACACGCTTAATGTTGGTGGAATATATCGATCAGCAACCGCAAATGCGGTAGTACACACTGTAGCAGCTCGAGACAACCTTGGCGATTTAACAGCTAATGTATTCCGTGGTATAGCTACTTCCGCACAATATGCTGACTTGGCAGAAAAATACCTTGCAGATCAAGAATATGAAATTGGCACAGTAGTTGTAGTAGGTGGTGAAAAAGAAGTCACTGCTAGCTCGTGGGGTAAACGTGCAATAGGAGCAGTATCTGCTAACCCAGCTTACATGATGAATAGTGAGTTAGAAGGCGGAACATACATTGCGTTAAAAGGCCGTGTTCCTATAAAAGTAAGTGGTGCTGTTCGCAAAGGCGACAGTTTAATTGCAGCAAATGACGGTTGTGCAAGTGTAGGAGTACATCATTCAAATGATGTTTTTGCCATTGCATTGGAAAGTAGTAACGATACTGGTGTTAAACTGGTCGAAGCAATTGTATTATAAGGGATAAAACATGTCAGCAGGTGTTGGGTCAACAATTGAAAAAGCCGATTACGATACAATTAAAGCTAAAGTAGATTTAGTTTTTGGTACAGGATCGGGACAAACAGGCTATGGTCAGTCTATAACCTCACCAACAGTATCTGCAGGATCTGTAATTTATGCAGCTAGTTGGCTTGCTTTGCGCAATGATATGGTAAAATGCCGTCAGCATCAAGGTATAACAGTAAGCAACGGCAGCGCAACCGACGGTGCAAATTTATTAGTACCAGCCAGCGGCAACTCCATTACAGAAGCATTGCGTAATCAATTTAATTTATTTTCAAACACTATAACTTCGGATAAATTCCTAATTGGTGCTTCACAATATTCAAGTGAAGGACTAATTACAGGAACTCGTTCAACAGCATGGAACGGAACTCTTACGCACACTGTAACAGTGTCAAGTACTGCTGATAATATGCGATATTTTTTTAATGCAGGCGGCAAGATTCGTGTATCCGCTAATAGATCCGGCGGCACATCAAGCAGCAAGAATACAACTTGGGATACCATGTTTACTCAAATGGGCGAGTTCGTTATGGATTACACTCAAACAACGGTTACTGGATCAAGTGCAACTGGCTCGGCAGTTGGATGGTTTGATCTTACAACATCTAATCAATTAATTGGTCAAAAAAGTGCCCCATCGGGATCATATGCAGAAAATAGATACTATGTATATGCCCGTAAAGATGCAGGGTCAACACAATTAATTTTAACTATTGAATTCCAAGACAACGACGTTGGAGATCCAAACGTTGACGAAAACGCAGACGGTACATTAAATAGCGTAGTTAGTCAATATCGTCCGTCCGGCGCAAACGTATCAGTCACCGGACCTTCTGCTAGTCAGTCAGGAATGTAACCCTAAACTTCTTAACAAGCTAATTACTATACTGTATAGTAAAAGCTCTGGAGGTTACTGTGGACGAACGATTAGAAAAAGCATTTCAAACAGCCAATTATATGACCACGTTGAGTAATCAACGCAAGGTTATTCTTGAAGAATTTCAACAAAGTCTTATCTATTATTTTCAAGGTGCAAGTTTCACTATTGAAAGAAATTTAATTACTTTTATCAGCACCCTAGTTGCCCGCAATACTACCGTTGCAGTAGTACTTGACGACAACAATATCCCAGTAGAAATACCCGATTTAAAATTGTTTTTAGACGAGATCATTTCTATCTATTTTAGTGCAACTAATGAATATTTGGTAAAATACAATCAAATTAGATCTAAACGCCGTGTTGGCGATTTAATAGCCCTATGACACGTGGCGTTTTAATATTTGCACAAAACAATGCAGAAATTGATTATGCAAAGATATCTGTGTTTGCCGCCAAACGAGTAAAAGAATATCTAGATGTTCCTGTGAGTCTAGTAACTGACAGTGCAGGATGGATTAACCAAAGCCAACCTGATGCCGAATCAGTGTTTGATCAAATTATAGAAATATGGACAGAGACACATCAGACTAAAAAATTCTATGACGGGTCCTTGGCTGCAAAAACTTTAACATGGAAAAACTTATCAAGGAGCGATTGTTGCGATTTGTCTCCCTACGATGAGACATTGGTTATTGACAGTGATTTTATCATTAGCAGTCCTACACTAAAAAATATATGGAACAATCAACAAGATTTCCTAATATATAAAGACAGCTTTGATTTAGCCAACTGGCGTGATGACCGTAGTTTTCGATATTTAAATCAACACTCAATTCCGTTCTATTGGGCCACTGCATTTTATTTTAAAAAGACCACAGTAACATGGGCATTCTTTGATCTAATTAAAAACATTAAATTAAATTGGAATTACTATCGTTTGTTATATAACGTAGACTCCACAGTATTTAGAAATGACTTTGCATTTAGCATTGCAATACATATGATGGGCGAAGATTTTGCAGCTCCGCTGCCGGGAAAGATGAACTATATTTTAGATAGAGATATATTATTAGAAATAGATAAGTCAAAATTAAAATTTCTAGTGGAAAAGAAAAACTATAATGGTGAATATACTGCTGTTAAAACTAGCAATCTAGATGTACATGTTATGAACAAATTTAGTCTTACTCGTTGCATTGATGGAGTAGTACATGAGTAAGGGCTTTTTAGTACTTGCTCAGAATAGTGATGTTGACTATATTAGACAAGCATATGCTCTGGCCCTGAGTATTAAAGCAACACAGCCTACTATTAATAATATTAGTATTGTTACTAATGATTCGTTACCGCTAGGTTTTTCTAAAGTATTTGATAAAGTTATCCCAATTTATTTTGGAGACTCAGCTGCAAATAGCACATGGAAAGTAGAAAATAGATGGAAACTTTACAGGTCAAGCCCCTATGATGAAACCATTGTACTTGATGCAGACATGCTAGTTTTAGATAATATAGAACATGTTTGGAAATTTGCTAGTGAACGAGATTTATTTTTTACATCGTCGGTTGTAGATTATAAATCACGTACAGTTGTTGATAACACATATAGAAAAATGTTTGTAGCTAATGATTTACCAAATTTATACTCTGGAATGTGTTATTTTAAAAAATCGCAACTTGCAGAAGATTTTTTTAAATTATTAGAATTTATTACTAATAATTGGAATAAAATATTTTATGAAGTTGCTCCTAAGAACATGCAGAACTTCTATAGTTTTGATGTATCAGTAGCCATTGCTGCTAAGTTAATGGGAATTGATGATATCATTACAAATAAAAACAGCCCATTTACATTTACGCATTTAAAGCCAGCATTACAAGGGTGGGATCCTATTCCACATTCTTGTCTAAGTCAATTATTAATTAATTTTACAGACGCTAGAGAGTTGTATCTAAATAATTTTAGACAACATGGTGTATTCCATTATGTGGAAGATGCATTCCTTACAGATACGATCATTGAGAAATTAAATGTATAATCCAGAAGAAGACATTATCCCTTATGAATTGTTAGCTCAGTCATTAGCATTGAGTACTGTAGTATTACCTTATCGAGTATATTTTGATAAAGACTCCGGCAACATTGTAAGTATTACTAATGAAGAAAGTACGGTGTATGACTGCTTTGTGGAGTTTGAATTTGATGTTATTAAAGACTTTTTAAATGGAATAAGTCAGTTTAAAGATTTTCAGATCACATTTATTGACCAAAATACTCCAAGAATTATTTCTAAATATGAAGATGATATTGCAGCAGTATTCCTGACCCGTGCTCCGTTAGTTACTAATTGGGACAGTATGTTTACTATTGAAAATTATCCTACATTTAAAAAATGGGGATTTCAAATACGCACAGATCAAAAAGAAATATTAAAAAAATATAATCTTAATACTACCCTTGAGATTTATATAATTGACAAACGTAACATGAATTTTATCTACAGAACTATTAAAGTTTCAATAAATGAATTAATTAAGAAAGACAGAGAAATTGTATACTATCATTCAGACAAAGAAGGCGATGTTGAGAATACCGTTGTCTTTGTCAAACAATTCTTTTCCTCAGTTGGACATTATATCATATCATGACACAAACAGTTAAAATTTTAGATTACGATATTATCTATCTTAGTTACGACGAACCAAATGCAGAAAAAAATTATGCAGATTTGTTAAAGAAGGTACCTTGGGCAAAGCGTGTGCATGGCGTTAAAGGTAGTGATGCCGCCCACAAAGCCTGCGCTCGTTTAAGTGATACAGATCGATTTGTTACGGTAGACGGCGACAATACTGTACGGGAAGATTTCTTAAATCAAGAAATTGATTTTGATGAGCATAAAGACTTATCTAAGTGTGTTATTAGCTGGGCAGGGTACAACGTAGTAAACGGTCTAATGTACGGCAATGGAGGTCTAAAATTGTGGCCTAAACAGTATGTTTTAGACATGAAAACACACGAAAATGCACCTGCAGACGACCCTAATGCACAAGTAGACTTTTGTTGGGATGCTGAGTATATTCAAATGAATAGTTGCTTTTCGGACGTATATAATAATGCAAGTCCGTTTCAATCATGGAGAGCTGGCTTCCGTGAAGGCGTAAAGATGTCACTTGAGCGCGGCGTTAAAACTGCTAACAAAGAATTTAAAAAAGAAATTCATTGGAAAAATTTAGATCGTTTGCGAGTCTGGCTTAATGTCGGCGCCGATGCAACCAATGGGCTTTGGGCAATTCTTGGTGCTCGTCACGGGTGTTATATGACCAACTGCACTAACTGGGACTATATACAGGTTAGAGATTTTGATTATCTTACCGGCCTATGGCACAGTGATGTAGAACATATAGATCTTGAAGACTCTATCAAAACCTATGGCGTCAGCTTGAAAAACGCACTCGATCTCGAGATAGCAGATTTAAATGCCGATGCTAGTAAATTTTTTAAATCAGTGCACCTTAATCAGTATCGTAAAGGTCATGGATTTTTGGACAAAGAATAATGTACGATATAGTATTTTATAATTCTAAACCTCTTCTTAATGAGCGTAAAAATCTCTTAATAGAAAAATATCCGTTTGCTAAATTTATAGAGTTTGATAGCACATTAACTAACACTGCTAATCTGGCTAAGAAAAATGTTCTTACTAAATTCTTTTGGTTTATAGATTCAAGCTATGACTCCTTAGATACAATGATAGAGTTTGAGCCTAAAAAATGGGATGGCGAATTTGTACATGTGTTTAAATTATTTCAAAAATACGCTGATAAATTTCAATGTTATCTAATTCCTAAAACTCATCAGATAGATACAAGTCAAGAGTTTTTTACAAATTTAAAATATATAAACAATTATGTAGTGCAACAAGATATAACTTATGATATATTTTTTCTATCCTACAACGAACCCAATAGTTGGGATAACTGGCAAATATTAAGCAATAGATTTCCGCAAGCTAAACGTGTATACGGTGAAAAGAATATCTACCTTAGTCATAAGGCCTGTGCAGAACAATCTACAACAGATTATTTTTGGGTAGTTGATGCTGACAATGAAGTGCTGGACACATTTAACTTTGACTATCATGTAGAAGATTATGACTTTGACCTAGTACATATATGGCACAGTCGCAACGAAATAAATGATCTCGAGTATGGTAATGGTGCTATCAAACTGCTACCTAAAATGTTATTTGACGTAACAAAAGACGGAGTTGACATTAGTACTAGTCTTAGTAATAAACTTAAGATTATGCCTATTGTGGCAAGTGTTAATAGATTTGCATCTAGTCCTTGGAATGCCTGGCGCAGTGGATTTAGAGAAGCAGCCAAGTTAGTCAGCAATGTTATTGCAAGATCAGATCAAGATGAAACTGCTAAAAGATTAGCAATATGGACTACTAAAGGATTAGACAGACCATTTGGGGAATATGTTATTCCAGGCGCTGTGTTAGGTATGCAATACGGTATAGAAAATAAAGAAAACCAGGACGCATTAATTAAAATTAATGACTGGTCCTGGTTATATGAGCAGTTTAAACTTAATGTTAAATTGCCGCTACGCCCTGAGTAACTAAACTAGCTGCCATTGGAAAAATAGCAGCAATTGCTTTTGCACAAGCAACAGCTACTTCTTGGTGTTCTTTTTGCGTACCGTTTGCACTGCGTAATTCAATAAAGTGAATCCAACTACGCAGTGTGCCATTCATGTATAAACGACTTTCTGTAAGGCCTTCGGGCAGTACAGCACGAGCTTGTTCTTTAGCAATACCGTTTTCAATAGCCCATTCGTAGGCTTCTTTAGCAGCACCAATGACAGCCTGTTGGATTAATTCCCACTCTGCTTGAAGTTGCTCATCTTCAGTGGCAACACTATTTTGTCTATTTTTAGGATCTTGTAGTCTTGCTTCTCGAGTTACAAAATCTAAGTCTTTAGTTGGATCAGCATACCTCTGGCTAAATTCTTGGAAACTAAAACTGCGATGACGTAAAATTTGTCGAGCAATGTCACGTGTGGTTGTAATTTCAATACAAGCACTAACCATTTCAAGTGGTGACCAATGTTGGTGCTTGACCAAATACTTAATAAGTTTTTCGCTTGTTTCTGTGTTAAGTTGATTAGCAGGATTGCTAACACGGGCACAATATGCAATTAGTTCCTGGGCATTGTCAACGCCCATTTCGGCAAATTCTTGTGTAGGTTGACTGTAACTAATTAATTTAACATTCATCTCAATTTTCTTTTCTTTAAAAATTTGTTTGTATTCTTGATCATGTCTTTTTTAACCCTCTCAGTATCGAGTTTAAAATCTACATTTTCTATGTCACTTTCATACGAGGCAAGCATTTCTTTAAGATTTGTTTCAAACGAATCCCAATCTTCTTGTGCCTGTTTAGCAGTTATTTGAATTTCCCATACTTTTGTATTTTTAAATGTAACCGTAATTGAGTCGAGGTATTTTAGAGGTACAACATTTAATGTAATCTCTCCAAATACCTCGGGCCAATGTTCGATGACATCTTTAGGAAATGGTTTTCCGTTTGTCACTCTTCAATAGCAGTTTTTTTCTTAGTAGGCACTAATTCTTCAGCCATACGACGGAGTTGAGCAGCTTCCTTGCTTAGACGATCCGCATCACTGCGATACTTTTTAGCTAACAAGTCATCGGTTAAAATACCATCTTCATTTACTGTTGCCGATGTAGTTTTACCTGCATCATACTGCTCCATTAGCGGCTCAGTATTTCCTGTCTTTGGACTAATGTCTTTTACCTTGGCTAATTCTTGCACGTCGAGATTTTCCTTGCCTGAAGGACGAATAGCAAGATCTTGCACACTAACCCCAGCCTGTTGGGCAATAACCTGATTCAATTCTGACAGCAAAATTGTAGCTTGCATGTTTGGAACCATCTCAATAGCATCAGTTGGAAACTTAGCTAACAATCCTCTTGCATGTAGACTTGGCAACATGGTACTACCGTCTCCAAACAATGCGCGAGCTAGTACTTCGCTAAACTCGTTTGCCGATTGCGCAGCATTCGACTCAACTAAATTAATAAGTGAATCGTGTTGGCTTGGATCAAGGCTTTCTGTTTGGATGATTAAACAACTAAATGCATCTCCGGGAAGTGTCCTAAACACTACTAAGCATCTACGCCCTGTTGACTTAATGCGACCTACATGTTTTAAGGTTTGCATATTAAACTCCTGGCTTAGCTGTTTTTGCTACGGTATCTAAGAAGGCAGATAACTTATTATAAGTTTGTCCAATTAATACCATTTCGTTTGGTTTAAATGCGCCACGTTGACTTGCAACATCGATGATTGATTTCATGTTGTTCAAATCAGTAATAGTTAATTCTGCCCCTTCTTGCGGTGGGGCTGCTTCTGGAGCAACTGCTTGGTTTGTTTCTTCAGTCATAATGACCTCCTTGTATAAATTATATATGCTTATTAATTAGCAGTTAGATTAAATGTGGGCAAGCAAGTTTGAAAAAGCTAAGTTCTTTCTCTTGTTCAAACCCAATCTTAGTGACAAATACAATAGTATTGTCCACTAGATCAACAGCTTGACCTACATAGTAACGACTATTAAGATGTTGATAAATCCATGTATCTATTGTTTTATGATAGGTAGGCGTATACTTTGATAATAGTGCATAATGAAAATGCGGTGAGGGAAAATTAACTTTTCTCAAATCTAATGTATTAAGGATGTTAACCTTGCCGTTCTTCAATGCCATTATTTTAATCCAATTGTCATGTATCTTGTATATGAATCTTCTTTAAAATCAAAATACATTGATCCTGAAAATAGCTCTTTCTGTAATGGCCATAACGCCTTAAAGTGATCTAACTCTGTTGGACGTCGAGTGTGATCTTTAATGTCCAGATCATTACCTTGGAATAGACATAGCGTGCCGCTGGGAATACGATCAAACCAATCTTGACTATCGAAGTGCTCAGTTGATGTATTAACTACTAAATTAATGTTATCGTCATATGTAGCTTTATTAGCATCTCGGGGGAATGATCTAAACTGCCAATCATTTATTTCCCATGAGTTATTAATCA